TTTGTTAATATTAAAACAGGAGATGTATTTAAACCAGAAAGTTATAACAAACCTGCTAAACATGTAAGGTATAATTTATTAGACAATCAGTCAAGACAAAGTATGTTTGAAAAGGCACATTATGCAGGAGGATACTTATACATTAGATGATTAATTTACTTACTATAGCATTAATAGTGGTAATACTATCATCACTATTATACATCAAACTCTACAATCCTCATCATTAATTATCATGAACACAACCATTCTTTACTCATTTCCAGATGATCAAAAGTACAGATATATGAGTTTTAATACATACTCACAGGCACTAAAAGCAATTGAATTGTTTACACAAATCAATGTAAAAGCAGAGGTGAAAGTATGAGTAATCTAAAGTATATTACACCTGAATTCTATCACAATTGGTTGAATGATTGCCCTATTAAATGGGAAAGAATAGAGGACAATATCACTACACAAACTATTAAGTTCTTCCTACCATTAGAGGATGAAAGTAATAACAATAAGGAGGATATTAAGTCATGATTAATACAAACAATTACTCCCAGAATAGAGGTAGCGAGTTTATAACAACTATGACAGATTACACCTATTCAGATACATTCTACAATGCAATCGTGGAAGATGATTATAACTCTAAATGGCATAGTTTTCCACAGGTTAGAGGGAATAGTTGTGGAAAAAGTATATAATAGTGTGGATAAATGATGAATTAAATGTATATTAGTTGTGTAAACAGTTGTGGAAAAGTGTTATAAATACCATGCTAAATGAGTTGCTAAATGTGTCTGAGAGTTGTGATCTTGGGGAGCAGTCTAACAGAATCTCCCCCAAATGTCAAGAGAGTTTATGATATATTACAGCACTATTTTCATTTCCAGACATACAAGATTTCATACATAATAACACTTGACTTTATCACAGTTTGGCAGTACAATATCACTATAGAATCTAACACAAACTCTCCCCAAGTATCATGTCAGTTCTTTACACTCCCACCAAGAATAAGCAAGTGAGAGTAACACTAACTCTTTCTGTACTAAATGATTTTAATGCCAGACAGATTGATTGGAGAAAGTTGTTTGAATTAGATGTTAATGAGTCAGTTGAAAGTTATATTGAAGAGTTGGAATAAGACCCACTAAATGTTATTAGACCTGAGTAAGTCTCTAAACTATTTGTACACTTTATTCTTCTTATTATGAGCAAGAACTTCGCACTTTATCTTCTTGATGTTGCTAACAATGGCACAGAGATATTGTCAGTCTTAGATGATATTGTAGAGGTGACAGATACAGTCCTATAAGTATTAGTAACTGTGTGGGTGTTATTTAATAGATAGCATCCACACTTATTGGTATTAGTATTAGTGAATAGGACAGTATTGTGTGGGTATTTGTGTTAGTTTATGTGGGGCGTGTTTTAAAAAAAGCATACAACCCTAACCTACAGAGGTGACAAATTGAGTGAGAGATATCAAGTTTAAAAAAAAATTCCCCCAGGAAAAAATACTCCCAGGGGTTTTTTAATACTAATAAATATTTTTAATTTAATATTTTGAAATGGACACAGAGAGTTATCACATTTATGCAAGGGACAGAGTTCTCTATTGGAATTTAAACAGAGAAGATTTTGAGGAGAAATGGCAGTTACTGAACGTGATGGTTGGACTACTCAAAACAGACTATACAGAAGAAGATTTAACCTTTATAAAATTAGGTCCTAAGTGTGGAGTTGGAGGACCAGGTAGGGTTATCTATAAACCAGAATGGGAGGAAGATTCTTATTGACATATACATATAATTACTCTATAATTGAATTGAAGGTATTACACAGTTATGGCAAAAGGATTTACTGTTAAAGCAGCATCACCCAAAGCAAAAGCACCAGATTGGGACTATGATGCAATCAAAGCAAGAATGAAAGGTAAGACAATAGTTTTCTGCTTACCTGGTAGAGGATGTTCATATGTGTTCCTAAAGAATTTTGTACAGTTATGTTTTGACATGGTACAGAATGGAATGAGTATTCAGATCAGTCAAGACTACTCTTCTATGGTTAACTTTGCAAGATGTAAGGTACTAGGTGCTAATGTACTCAGAGGACCAAAGCAAGTACCTTGGGATGGCAAACTTCACTACGATTATCAATTATGGATTGACTCTGATATTGTCTTTAACACAGATAAGTTCTGGCAATTGTGTGATATGGCAGTTCCAGAAGAAGGTGAAGAGAAGAAGATCTCAGCAGGTTGGTATGCTACTGAAGATGGCACAACCACCTCAGTTGCTCACTGGTTAGAGGAAGATGATTTCAGAAAGAATGGTGGGGTCATGAATCATGAAACTGTAGATACTATGGGTAAGAGAAAGAAACCTTTTACAGTAGACTATACAGGATTTGGTTGGGTATTAATTAAGAAGGGTGTATTTGAGGATTTAGAATATCCTTGGTTTGCTCCTAAGATGCAAGTCTTTGAATCTGGGGCAGTACAAGATATGTGTGGTGAAGATGTCTCCTTCTGTTTAGATGCTATTGACCAAGGTAAGCAAATCTGGTGTGATCCTAGAATTAGGGTTGGTCATGAAAAGACAAGGGTTATCTAGGGAGCCTCTCATGACACTATCAAAACAAGTACAAGACTCACTGGATGAGGCACAAGCAAACTTAAGGAATGCTCTTGCCTTTGCAGCAAGAAATGAGGAACCTTATATGAGTAAGCACATTGCTGATATAATGTTTTCTATAGAGAATCTAAAGAATGTTTCTAATGTTCTGGCAATCTCTGATAAAATTATGAAAGATCTGGAGGATCAAAACTAATGCCTGTTCGCAAATCTCTCTCAGGTGGTGATTACGTAGAATCAATACCTAAAAAGACTATTCAAGGTGCTGGAAAACACACTAAGTATTCAGCTACCTCTAGTAATAAACCTAAGAAAAGGTATAGAGGACAAGGAAAGTAAGAATGGAGGTCTATTATGACCTCCTTTTTTATGTTTAGGAGCTATATGAGTTTCATTTAAAGCACGTTTCAACTCTAGAGTCTGTATCGATGTCATTTATACAATAGAATATTGTGGTTAACTTATATTTAGGCGTTAAAAAGGACCAATACACGCGTACTGATCCTCTAAACCTTTAAAACATCAACCACAATATCCTAAAGGAAGGGTAAACCCTGTTTCATCAATATTTATACATGATTTTATATGGAAGATCTCAACACAACTACGCTAAATAACTTATATTTACCGTTGTTTCATGCCTGTAGAAAGGGTTAGTAAGGGGTTTAAGGACATTAGTATGTCTTTTCAAACCAATCCTGTCAATTTAGACTTGATTGGCATGAAAGATAACAATGCAATATCACGTTCTTTAAGGAATTTGGTACTAACCTACCCAGGTGAAAGGTTTTTTAACCCAGATTTAGGTTCTAAAGTAAGTCAATCACTATTTGATAACCTAGATGACATTTCTGCAGCCTCTATTAGTGATGAAATTGAACAAACTATACGTAATTATGAACCAAGAGTACGTTTAACTGATGTTAAATGTGTTCCTAACTACGATAACAATGCTTTTGATGTGATTATTAGTTATACCATAGTGGGAGTTGAGGCTCTTCCACAACAATTAACATTTGCACTACAGGCAACTAGATAAAATGGCATTAGTAAATTTCACAGATTTAGATTTTGATCAAATAAAGTCTTCTCTTAGGCAATATTTAAAGGCAAACTCTAATTTTACTGACTATGATTTTGAAGGATCCAATCTTTCTACCATTATAGACCTATTAGCATACAATACTTACATATCTTCTTACAACGCTAACATGGTTAGCAATGAGATTTTCATCGATAGTGCAACTTTAAGAGAAAATGTAGTATCTTTAGCAAGAAATATTGGTTATACACCTAGATCAAAGACTTCTGCTAAGGCAATTGTTAGTTTTTTAGTAGATACAACTGGATTTACCACCAAACCAGTCACCTTAACCCTTAAAAAAGGCATTGCTGCCACTTCTTCATCTGTATTTGGGTCAGAAAGTTATGCTTTTGCTGTTCCGAGTGATATTACAGTACCTGTTGTTAATGGAATTGCAACTTTTTCTGATGTAGAGATCTATGAAGGCACATTTTTAACCTCAAATTACACAGTTTCTGCTTTAAACCCTGCTCCACCATCAAAATATATTTTAGAGAACCCAAATATTGATACTTCTACCATTCAAGTTACAGTAAGAAACACCGAAACAAGTACAACTTCCAAAAAATACGTATTTTCTGACACTATAATAGATATTACCTCTACTTCTAGGGTATATTTCATTCAAGAAGTAGAAGATCAAAGATATGAGTTACTTTTTGGTGATGGAGTCTTTGGAGAAAAGTTAGATCCACTGAATTATATTGAAGTTTCCTATATTTCCACAAATGGAGCAGCTGCAAATGGAGTTTCTTCCTTTAGTTTTAATGGAAGAATTGTAGATAACAATAATGGTTTAGTAAATAGTGGAA